AGGCTGGCAAGCTGCCTATGCCCAGATCATCGACCCGAACCGGCAAGGCCCGTTTTCGCTGATGATCATCAAGTCGGGAGGTAAGGAAATCGGGCAGAAGCGCCGCCTGATGCGCTGCCTGTACGGAAAGAAGCCGGGCAGCGGGAAAACGCGCAGCCAGCGGCAGGCCGAGAAGGTGGCCGCCAAGCTCGACAAGTCGAAGATATCCGCCACCGAACGCAGATTGCACGTATGGAACGGCACCATACCGATTTTCGATGTCGAGCAGAACCGCTACATCTCGCCACTTATCAGCCACATCACACAGTATAATCAGTACAAAGTAATCCACTAAATGGGCAAAGAAACAATCCACAGCGGACCCGGATGGGCTGCTTTCCCGCAATCCGGCATCCTGATGACCGAGGGCATCCGAGCCACCCACGCCGCGAAGGCCAGCCCGATCGGCAGGCCGATGGCCGTGCCAGGCATGAGCAACGCATCCGAGCGTGTGATGAGTTGGGGCTTCGACGACATCCTCCCGAACTACAGAGAGCAGCTCGTGAGCGAGAACGACATCGTGCCCAGCCTACTGGCCACCAAGCGAGATATTCTGATTGGTGCGGGCATAATGGCCTACACGAAAGAGTACATAGATACCGCCCAGGGCAGGAAGGAGGTGCGCCATGAGGTCGCCATGCCGATCGTCGCGAAGGACTTTTTCGAGAAGATTGATGTTGATGAGTTCCTCGAAACAACCGCGCGGAACTACGCACTGCACTCGATGATGCCGGTCGAAATTATCGCCACTGCAGACCGCAAGGGCATCGCCAGCCTCCGCGCCCTAGAGTGCCGCCACGTACGCTCAGCAGAGATGAACGAGCTCGGAGATATACCCGCCTGGTACTGGTGTGGCCACTGGGGGCACCGCCGTACAGAAGCACAGGGGGAAATGAAGGCCTACCGCATCCCCACCTTCAACCGCAACGCGGAGATGCTGGAGAAGAAGTCTATTCACGTGATGATGGACCGCCTCCTCTGCCTCGATGAGTACTACCCTACCCCCTACTGGTGGGGTTCGGAGGAGTGGATCAGGCTGGCCAACTGCATCCCAGAATTCCACCTGGCGATGTTGAAAAATGGCTACTCCTTCCGTGTCCACGTTGAGATACCGAAAGACTACTTTCTCGACAATACAGCCAGCGACCTCGCCAACACTGACCTCGCAGAGGTCACGAAAACGCGCCAGACCGCAGCCACAGCAGCGAAAAGAGCGTTCGTAGACCGCCTAAACGAAGTACTACAAGGGCACACGAAGGCCGGCAAGCTCATCATCACTGAGTACGAGATCGACAAGGCGCTGGGCAAGGAATACCCTGGCATCAAGATCACCCCGATCAGCCTCGACCTGAAAGATGAGGCGATGCTGAAACTCTTCGACGCATCCAACACCGCAAACATGTCCGCGCAGGGCATACACCCTACCCTGGCCAATATCCAGACGCAGGGGAAGTTGTCGTCTGGTAGCGAAATCCGGAACGCGCTGGCGATGCACATCATCCTGAAAACACCCGGCCCGCGCCGGCGGATGTTCTACCTGATCCACCTCGCCAAGCGGATGAACGGATGGCCCGAGAATGTCTTCTACACCATCCGCGACACCCTGATCACGAACCTCGACGAGGATAAGAGCGGTACCACCTCCGGAACTGAACAAGAAACAGCATAGTATGACCCGCGACGATTACGACGCACAGCTGGAAGTACTGCGCCGGGTGATCCCTGGTAACCCCTTACTGCCTCGCTTGCTGGCTGGGCACACCTCCACCAACGCGCGCTACGTCGTGAGGCTGATGGCGGAGAACATAGCCCCAGCCCCCAGACGTACCACCCGCCTCATCACCGAGCCGACCACCGACGAGCCCAACACCCCAGAGTGGAACGCGCTGGCCAGCAGGAAAAGGAACCTCTACCATCAGCGCGCGAAGCTATCCAACCGCTTCCATGATGTAGATAGCGTCAATGCCCGCGCCGACATCAGCCGTGATATACGCCACCTGCAGGGCAAGATCAAGACCGTACACCAATCGATGAGCTACTACCGCGCACATGGTCGGGTACCAGAAGACCTACAAGATCAGGAGCGCGCAGTCTACAACGAGGCCGAGCTAATGAAGCAACGCCACGCGCTGAACGCGAAGATGAGCCGCCTGCGATCTAATCTTAAACAAGCCGCCACCGCTAAGCCTGAGAAGGTGAAGAAGTGGTCGCACGAAATGACTGAATGTGAGCGCGAACGTGAAAGCATTAGCCGGAAAATTGGACAAATCCGTCTATAATAAGGCAGAGTTCAAAAAGGCTTCTATGCCCGAACGCATCAGGATGTACCTGGTGGGCGGCGGCTATAAGAGCCACTACCTGCTCACGCCTGCCGAGATGCAGTACTTGAAAAGCATGGAGATGGCCTTCACCATCAGCCAGGAGAACAGAAGCCAGCGCGAAGCCGTCCGCATCCTGCGCCAAGAGTTGAAGTCAGACCGCTTTTCAGCGACCAAGATCATGCGCGATGCCTGCAACCTATTCGGCAGCTTCGAGGAGGTACATCGCCCTACCCAGCGTTCGATGATCCGGGAGGGATTACTTGAAGACATAGCCACCATAGAGAAAGAGTTAGCTGGCGCCGAGACCTCCACCGAGCGCATGGCGTGGATGAAGGTGAAGCAAGGACATTGGAAGAACCTGATGGAACTCGACCAGGTGAGCAAGCTAGAGGATGCCATCGCCCGCGATACGAAACTACCCGAGATTTCCTTCACCACCGACGTTGCCGCCCTGATGGATGCGGAAGCGGAAGACATCGAATACCATGAGTAAGGAAGTGTACCTCAATAATAAGCAGATGCAGTTCCTGCGCGCACCTCAGAAGTCGAAGGTGCTGGTGGGTGGCCGTGGTGTGGGAAAATCGAGGGTACTGGCTTATGTTGGTGCAGAGAAGGCGACCCTGATGCCCAGGAGTAAGGGCTTCCTAGCCTCTACGACCTACAGCCAACTACTCACCAAGACCTGGCCCGCCATCGCCGAGGCGTGGGAGGCCATGGGCTACATCGAAGGGATTCATTACGTGATGGGCATCCGACCGCCGAAGCACTTCAAGACCGCCATCAGCCCGCCCAAGCGGTTCGGCAACGTGGTCACCTTCATGAATGGCCGCACCGTTGACCTGATCAGCATGGACCGGCCAGAGTTAGCGCGTGGTGGTAGCTACGATGATGGCGATATAGATGAGGCTGCACTGGTGAAGCAGGAGCATTGGTCTGTTATCCTACTGCCCTCTATACGTGGGAATAAGTTCCGGTTTGGACATCTCAAGACCTGGCAGATGGTAGGCTTCTACACCTCCCTACCATGGAAGGCGACCGGCTACTGGATACTAGACTACGAAGAGAAGGCCAAGGCTGAGCCCAGCAAGTACTTCTACCTAGAGGCCAGCGCCCTTGATAACATCGAGATACTAGGCCAGGAGGGCATCGACCGAATGAGGGCAGAGATGAGCTACCTGCAATTCCAGACCGAGGTGATGAACGTTAGGGTGCTTAAGGTGGAGGACTCCTTCTACAATCAGTTCAACCGGGAGCGACACATGTACATGCCAGGCCACCTATATTCACAAGATGCGAGTACCGGCCGCGACGTAATAGCAGGCCGCACCGATGTGATACGGAAACAGTTCCTAGAGATCAGCCTCGACTTCGGTGGCTGGATATCCTGCATGTGTGTATTCCAGGAGCAGCCCAACAGAGAGGAACGAATGGTAGATAGCTTCTACGTGAAGGGAGATAGTAAGATCGCAGAACTGGTGAAGCGATTCACTGAGGCATACGCCGACCACCAGTACAAGTATGTACGCATGTGGGGAGAGCCAAGGGGGCACGACCGCAACGCCACATCAGGCACGATATACCAGCAGCTGGTGACACTATTCGCGGCACAGGGATGGCAAGCAGATGTACACGCACCAGCCAAGACAAGTGGCCAGCACATCGAACGCCAGCACTTCATCGGTACCATACTGGCAGAGGAGACACGCGGCTACCCTACCCTACGCATGAGTGAGGAGAGGTGTAGGAATGTACGCATAGCACTACAGGGAGCACAGTCGCTACCATCAGGACAGAAGGACAAGCGCAACGAGAAGATCAGGGAGTTCCCACAGGAACATGCGACGCACTTCACAGATGTAGTAGACTACTACTTCGAGCAGAAGTGGGGGCGCAGGGTAACGTCCGGGAACGACAGCAGCAGAGCAGGCGAAGCGATGTTTGGGTAGGCGATGACCAGCCGAGCATATAACACCAATTATTATTCTGCGTGAGTCATTTTAACACTAATC